AAGAGATGTGACACCGAAGATAAGACACTCTTCAACTTCGCCTTTATGTTTTTTAAGATCATATAAATACTCCCTTTTTATTTGGGCGTATTGTACAGGAATATTTGCGTTTAAGTAAGCCATAATTTTATATTATCATCAAAATCTCTGTAATCTACAGTAATTTCGTCGCCTATTGCTATGTTTTTTAATGCGTAACCTTCTTCGTTTACAGTAGGGTCATCACTGTGATTTAAATATTTTTCATTATCAATACCTAAACAATATTCATTTTCATTTTCTTCGTGAGCATGTGTTTGTATAAAATTAGCTAAAGCTAAAGGCATTTTTGGTAAATTTGTACCGTTAAACCTTAATTCAAATTCAGGTCGAACTTCTTTTATCTTTCTACCTTTTTTTATATTTTCTTTAGAAAACACACCAACACCTTGTATTGCACTTTTATCTAAATAAGTGTCAATTATAAACATAATTTCATATTCCCCCAGTTTAATCCTTTTTTATAGTTTACTTTGTTTTTAACTTCTAAAACTATTGCAAATTCCATTGTGTTTTTTACTATTTTAGCTTGTGTATCATCTTTTATTGATAAGCACAATTCATCATGTATCTGTATCTGTGGTAAAATACCTTGTTCATACAAATCTACCATAGCTTTTTTAGTCATGTCTGCCGCACCTCCTTGGATCAATCTATTTAAAGCTTTGTAAGTAAACGCTGGAACATAATGCCTATCAAAATGTTTCATGTAATCAGCCGGAATTTTATCATCTTTGTATTTTTCTGTAACTTCAGCTTGATAAGCCTGTTTTGCTTTTTCTTCCGTATACAAAGGCACTGGATCAAATCTATTAATCTCATTATTCCAATGCTTATCTGTAGTTTCAAATTTATCAAACCTACAAAATCTATCATGTAGAGTAAATAATAATCTATTGTCAGAAGCAAACTCAATTAGATCTTGAGATAGTTGTCTTACAAACGGGACTTTAGCGTGATACTCGTCAAACAATTTCTTTGCACCCATTCTATCTAAACCTAACTCGGCTTGTAGTTTTAATTTACCCATACCATAGAAAAGTCCTAAATTAATTGTTTTAGCTTGTGTTCTAGATATTTTTGCCATGTCAGCAACAATTTGATGAAAGTCTGCATCTTCTTTATCAAATTCATTTTTAAGGTCCGTGGTCCCTGGTAATCCTAACTTGATTGCGTAGTGCACAACGATTCGTGGTTCTTGTTGCGAGTAATCAAAACTACCCCATTCACAACCTTCTTCCGGTGTAAATAGTTCTCGCATCTTTCGACCTATAAAACCTTTAGAAGGTATTTGTTGTAAGTTAGGGTTACTCATAGAAAATCTACCAGTCACCGTCCCACCTTGATCCGATCTAATCTGGTTGATGTCAGCATGAATCCTGCCCTTATGAACATAGCCTAACAGTCCATCAATAAAAGTATTTACAGTCTTATCATACTCTCTAGCTTTCGCGATCATACGTAGACATTTATTCTTATGTGTTTTTAAATAATCTTTTGGCAGTTGTGGCATCTTAGATTTAGGAGTTACTTTGTAATCTTTAATATCTAATTTTTCTAATAGAACTTTAATAGAAGCTGAAGCCCATAAATCTATCTTGATACCTGTTTTATTTTTAATAGCTTGGACAACTTGATCTCTTCTTTTTGTCAAATGTTTACCAAAAGCTGTAGCTTTTTCGACATCTATTTTAACGCCTTTAAATTTCATGTCAACCAGACAAGGAAATAATTTAGTTTCTAATTCAAATATTTGTCTACAAGTTTTATCTTCTTTACTTCCATCTTCATGAACTCTTGTATATAATACTTCATCCAATTTTTTATTAAACAAATTCCATAACTTTAAAGTTAAGTCTACGTCTTGCTTTGCATAATCTTTAACAATAGATGCAGGCAATTTGTGCATGTTAGACATAGGATCTTTGACCATACCTCCAGACCATTCTAAAGTTTTATTTTGTAAATCATATTTATATTTAGTGTCATTTAAATAATCTTTAGACAAAGAATCTAGAGAGTATTTAAATCTATTCTCATCAATTACAGATGCTGCAATCATGGTATCAACTAATCTACCTTTCATCATTTTGCCAGTGACTGCTCTAATCCAACAGACATCGTACATTGCATTGTGAAACACTTTGGTAATCTTTTCGTTTTGAAATATTCTATCATTTAAAACTTTCCATATTTGATCTTGATCAATGCTTTCTGGATCTATGTCAGAATGATTTAATGGAAAATAAGCTGTGTCTTTACCGGTTGCAACTGCAACTCCTGTAATAAATCCTTCTCCTCTAACTGCACCTAAACCTTTTGTTTTAAGGCCTGGATCCCAGGTTTCTATATCAACTGCTATTGTATGAACGTCTGTTAAGTCTAGGTCTTCTGGTCTATTACACATTGTAGTCCCTTTCTATTATCATTTCTAAGTAATGAATTGCTTTTTGTATGTCTTCTTTCTTTCCCTTCGAGGCATGTCTACAAATATACTTGATTGCATTGCCTTCTGCAAATAGAATCTTATTTTTGTTTATAAACTCTGAAGGTTGTATCTTATAATTTTGGTAATGTGATCCTGCTACTTGTTTGTCATACGCACTCATATTATCTAACTCCTAATGTAAATTTATCTTTAGATGCTATGCTCCAACAGTCCATTCTGCCTCTGCTGTAAGCAACATACTTTAGTCTTAATTGTGTGAAGTAATCTTCTCTTCTTGTAACTGTTAAATCTACAATAACATTGTCAAAAGTCAGTCCTTTTACTTTATGTATACTTGCATACTTAACTCTTACTTCTCCATCTAAATCAAAACCCTGTCTTAATATCTTTTCAATATAAAGAATACGCTCAGCATCTGTTTTAGTTCTTATTGTTGAGAAGTCTTCATAGCCTGTAGTCTCTGGCTTTAAATATTTTTTAACAATTAAATAATCTATTGAGTAGTCTTGGTTAACCCATTCCTCAAAACATTTAGGGTCTCCTTTACCGTGCATAATAACTTTACTACCAATGTAAGTCCAAAAATCTTTTATTTGTTTAAGAGACATTGGTGTACCTTTTATAAATTCTTGCCATAACTTATGACATCTAAGTTCTTTCTTACTAACATGAGGTTCGGATCCTACGTAAGCATATTCAATTCCATATGTTCTAAAAAAGTTTTTAATTGCAATGTCACTGGGTTTACCTCTGTAAGTAAATAAAAATGTTTCATTAGTATTTTTTATTTTATCCAACAGTATATCCAATGCACTAGATTTATTATTTAGACTTGGTAAATAGTGATGAGTGCCAATAACACCTTCCGCTGGTTTCCATACACGGTCATAACCATATTTTCTCCACACTGGTGCAATTATCTTTTTACATATGTCATTAATAGTTTTACCACAACGATACCCTTGTTCTAGTTGCTCTGCATTTTTAGATAAAGTGTGAAAGTAATTTGGGTTAGCTCCAGCAAATTCAAATATAGTTTGATCAGCATCCCCTACAAAATAATAATGACCTTCTTTTGTATTAAGTGCCATCTTGTTTAGTGCCTCTAATTGCGGAGCGTTACTGTCCTGAGCTTCATCTACAATCAAAGCGTCTATCTCTGGGTCTTTTGCTTTGTCAATAAAGTCTTGGATCATATCTTGAAAGTCACAAACATAATTTGTTTCTTTGTAATTGTCATAAATTTCTTTCATGTGGCCAATCATATTTATACTATAAGGACTGTAAGAAGTTCTTTCACAGTCTTTCCAATGATCTTGAATAGTTTTACCCATACCGTGAGCGTCACTTAAATATTTATAAAATTTATGTTTGTCAGCTTCAAAATCTCCTCCCGAAACTCTTTGTAATTTAAAAAGAGAATCTATAGCACATAGATTTAAATGATCTTGATAATCAAATATTTCTTTTCTACCTACTAACCTGCTTTGACAATAACTATGAATAGTACAAATTTTATATTTTAAAGATTTTTTAGTTAGACCTTTTTCTTTTACTTTTGGTAATTTTAAAATTTCATCTCTAATTTCTTTAGCCGCAACTTTAGTATGAGACAATACAACTATCTTTTCATAAGAGAAATTATTTAATAATTCCAAGTACTTACCAGTAATAAAGGTACTTGTCTTACCTGTTCCTGGAGGACCTACTATAAATTTAGGTTCTTTCATTTTCTATCTCCTCATACTCGCCTTCAACAATTAAATCTTCTTGTTCTATGTAATGATTTTTTATTGTCCAAGACACACATGATTTACTATTGTATTTACCCCTATTTTTTATTGCTTTTAATATTCTTTGAATTTTTAAAACTAAATCTACTCTAGGTAAATTAACTTTCTGTCTTTGTAAGTAGTCTTCAAACTTATCTAATTTAAAATCTAACTCACTAGTTTTTGTATTAAAGTAAGGCATACCATACAAAGCTAATTCTTTTTTATTAGTGTAGGCTTTTACTTCTGTAATGTAATTACTAAAATGTTTAATAAATTTACTATCTTCTTCTGCTTCACTGACATAGTTTTTAGATTTTTCTCTGGCTTCAAACTTTCTTCTCATTATAGTTTCAAAGTCTGCTGCTTTCATTTTAGGAATCCATACAGAAGCTTTACTAATTACTGCATCATAAAATAATTTCATATTCATTAACGTTGGCCCGTCAACTATAATCTCTTTCTCAGTGGGCTCACCTTGAACTACTGCATTTATTTTAACTATGTATCTGTCACTTCCATATTCAATAATGTCTCCAATAGATTGTCTAGCTTCCTCACTAACTGCTTGTTGAACTCCAATCCAACTAAATATATCTGAAATAGCTTTTGTAGAACAACCTATAATTTCTGCTAATTTTGGTAAACCAAATTTTCTGCCTGCTTTTTTACCCGATGTACCTTTTGATTTTCTCTTGTCAGCTTCATCATCGTTTGCTGCAATAGCAATGTTATAGATAAATTCATTAATCTCTTCTTCACTCCATTCTGTATGTTTAAGTAATGCACCTGCAATTGCTGTGCAATAAGCGTCTCTAGAGCCACCAGGAGCATACAAGATACATAATGCGGTAGATAAGGCTACCTTTCTTAAATCGTTATTTAAATTACCAGGATACTCATTTAAATTATTATACTTTTCCCAAGTTACAGTTTCTGGTGCTTTACTGTGCCGTGATCCAGGTACAATGGTATAATGTTTTGAATCAGTTCTTATTTCACAAAGTGTTGAACCATGTGGAAATATTTTACAGTACTCTTTTAATTCTGCGGGTAATATAAATTGTTTAAATGTAGATTTACCCTTCCAAATAAAATGACTTGTAGGATTACTGTTACGACCAAATACATTACCAAAATCTTTTATATAATTACCAATAAACCTTTTTACTAAAGGGTTATCAATATCAAAATCTATGTCTTCATCTAATCTTAATGCTATCTCGTGATTTAAATATTTCTGTTTCCATTCTTCTTTCGTAATTTTAAAATTTGGATTAGACCAATCATTGACAACCGGTTTACCTCTAAGGCAGGGTATGACAACCCTTCCTAAATCTATCCATTGGTCATACGTAACCGGTCCATTACTTTTATTCTCTACCATCATAAATTTTTCCTAGGCGGATCCAGTCTCCCTTCTCCGCCTATTCCCTAGGAACTTATAAATTTATAGTTTTTTTAGGTTCTTGAGTTTCCGGTTTAGCTTCAATCTCACCACTGCCAACTTTCTCTGCGAAATTTTTAGCTATCTCGTACACGCCTTTATCCTGTATAGGACCAACTTGTGATACATCCCATCCAAACCATGTTCCTTTGTCATTTGACATCTGAACAGTCTTTAGTTTGTAAATGTGGCTATATGTTGGCGGTGTAAATAAACCATTTTTACCTTGTAGTTTGATACCCATCATCATTGAGTTCCATTTTCTACTAACTTTTAATTGAGTAGCTTTCATAGAAATCAATGCACTGGTAGGATTACTTCCTAACAAAATTACAAAATGATTAGCCG